TGAGGACATAAAAGAAAATCCAGACCGTCTGTTTTTAAGATAGCACATCCCATAACATCTATCATCTGCTTTGCATGCTTCCCAAAATATAAAGAAGAGTCTATTTGCTTCTCTGTAATCCGCTGCTCCAACATCAATTTTTGACCATTGCAAATACATGTAATGAGTACCAGTGATGTAAGTAGGCACACCGTTATTAAAAAACCAGTAGCCATCTGACCTACGTTTAAATTCTTCATCTATATAATCGTACCATTTTTCTTTAAAGTCATTAGGATACTCATCCCAATCAAACCTACTTTTTATTTTAGCTAATTCTTTTGGGTATTCTTGTTTTTCCCAATATTGTTCCTCTTGCTTTTCGCTTCGTTTATACGGTTCATCGATTGCTGGTAAAGCAATCCTGAGATTTTGAATTTCAATGATCTGTCCAATTTGTCCAGTTTTACTTATTACTACAAAATCATAATCAGAGTTATAACCATATTCCCATTTATTATACCTATTTTGTTTTTTAAGTATTTTAGGATTTACAACTTCTTTTAACTCTTTCCAAAGTGTTTGTTCGTAACTCACTTGCTCCTCCCTTCAGCAAACTTAAATACTCTTTCTTCTTTTTTTTCTTCTTTAGGTTTGCCATTTAGCATTTCTTCTTCTTCCTCTAATCTTTTTAATATTTCAAAAGCGTCGAATATAGCTAACTTTTTAGTTGCTGCAGCATTTTTAAGTCTATCAGCTGTAACATCTTCGCCTGTATCAACGATAGGTTCTTTAGCTACTTTTATTAACTCTTTAACTGCTAACTGTCCAGCTTGGATTATATTCTTTTTCGTTTCCTTCGTATTCATGCGTTAGGGCTATATCATTAGATTTCATACAATAAAGGCGTTCACCTTCTATAATAAACTCAAACTCTGAGTTAGGAGTAAATACAATAAGCTCACCAGGTTTTAATCCTACGGCTTCTAGCGAGCTATTAGAATATTTTAATATACCAAAGTATTCTCTTTCACTTCTGTTTATTATATTGTTTATTTCTTTTATTGGCTTTACAAAACAATACTCTAAATGAGGTTGCAAGTTGTACATATATATTTGATCAGGAGAGCAAAAGTATAAATCATTTTTAAAAAAAGTTGATGAGTTTTTTTCTCTACCTTTAACATCATAAAATCTTCTAAAAATATTATGATGGACGTATACAATATCTCCTTTTTTTATATCAGTTTTAAAAGCAGCAGGAACAGAAATTACTACTGCTTTTTTACTTACAAATTTATGGTTCTCAATAGATGAGTTTACTATTAATTCCTTTTCGTTTATTTTTTTTATATTGTCGTACCTATTATTAAAAGGTGTAACAATAAAACTGTAAAGACTTTTCATTAATATTTTAAATCAAACTCAACAGCTATAGCCATATTGCTATTAAACTTTTTCCAAGGTAATACTTCATTATTTTTCTTTATGTAAATAGAATATTCACCTTTATTCTCATCATTTAATATATCGCATATAGTATGACCACCATAAACCTCTTGACCAATAGAATAATGCATTGCATCATTTTTATAATCAGAACCTATACTGATTTTTCTTATAATACTAGACATTTTCAACTTCAAGCTCTTCAGCTTCTTTTTCAATTTTAGTATAAGAACCATCTTCAAGATTAATATTTACTTGACCGTATTCTTTTTCTAACTCTACTTTGAAATCTTCGACTTCTTTGTTCATTGTAGCTAACTCATGTAGTAAGCTATGTTTGTTAGCTTCTAAATAACCTATTTCATTTAATATTTTACCTACTTTACTTTGTTGTTCTTGTATTTTTTTTAATTGATCTTCTTTAATTTTCATTTGATTAAATTTAATTATATTTTATTTATTATTTTACCGGTGGATTTGTATCAGTCCACGCTGGAGTTGCCAGCAAAGCTAAAGCTTCTTCATGGTTAAGTGTATCAATTGGTACAACTTCACCATTTGTGACAAAACTAGGTTCTAATATATAAGATAGCATACACTGCGTGTTAGCTATATTTCTTCTAACTGTTTGCGCTGAAGTTTGATTTACTTGACTAAATAATACTTTATCCGTATCACTTAAATTTATTACTATATATGTTGTCATTTTTTAATTTATTCTTGTTAATCCAGTAGTTATACCTGTCCAATTACCTTCAGTAGAACTAGATAACCAATCAAGCGCATCGCCAGCATCTGACCATGCTGCACTAGGAGGAGTTAATCCATCGTCATAACCAACGCCTAATTGTGTTGAAAAGTCTTCTACGTATATATTATTTCCATTATCTGTTATAGTTATTGACTTAACATTACATGTGTTATCCTTATTCTCACCTGTTTGAATTCTAAGCCTAACTTGAAAAGAAGTTGAAAAAGATAGATTTTCTACAAGACCTTCTATAGGTGAAGCGTTAGAACCACTGCTACTTCCGGATCCACTTGATGTTGTGTCATTTATAAAGTTAGTCCAAGATCCACCATCTATTTTATAATCAGCAGTTAAACCAGTTGTAGAAGCTATACTTGGATTATGATTCCAATAATAAGGTATTGTAATAGAAACATCTGAACCACTACCACTTATTTGATTAGTTAACAGTTCAACATAATCTGTTCCAGCTGTTGAACTACAATACATATCTTTACCTTCTAATTGATTATCACCTGAAACATCAACAACTTTACAATAATCACCACCTCCTGTTAAATCAGGTGAACCACCTATACTTAAACTAAAGGAAGTTGGAAAAGGAAATGATGTACCACCTGTGTCGCTGGTTTGTGAGTTGTCAAACGTTCTACCACTGAATATAGATGTTGCGTTAACACCTGTGTTACCATTACCATTATAAACTTTAATAGCCCATTTAGTTAACGTACTAGTAACATTACTAGTATTAAAAGCGTCATTACCAGAGAAAGCAGCTGTAGCATTTGTCAATGATGATATATCTACATCTCCGAAATCTTGATTTAAAGTATCATTACCCTCAAATGCATAGTAAATAGTAGTTACATTAGACCAATCAATACTTGTAAACCAAGATGAATTACTATCAGTTTTTCTACTAACAAACTGTAAGCTTGTAATTTTGTCAGTTGTTATTCCAGGAGCAGGAAAACCATTTCCATAATTGTATGCTCCAAACTGGGATACCTTAGAAACTTCAGACATATCCCAACTAGATATGTTTTGATTAAACGCAGGAGTTGTATAAAACATACCTTCCATATTTACGTTAGCGCCAGGAGTAGTATTTATTGTCCAGCTACCTATAGGTTGATTAAAAGCATCTGCACCTTGAAAACAAGCTGTAAAATTAGTAACACCACTAACATCCCAACTAGTTATATCTTGATTAAAAGCGTCTGCACCTTGAAAAGCATAATAAAGATTAGTAAAAGTACCGGATGGTGTTCCAGGAAATGAGTTAAAACTTGTTGCATTTCTAAATGTTTGACTTAAACTTGCAGGTAATGTCCAATTAGTTAATGGTTGATTAAATTTTTTAGCACCTTGAAGTGTAGATGTTAAGTCAGTTACTGATGTATTCCAAGTACCTATAGGTCGATTAAAACTTTTTGCATCACGTAAAAAGGAACCTAAATTAACACTAGATGGTGGAGTCCATTTTGATATATCTACATTAAATCTACTACAATCTTGAAAAACAGCAGGCCAACTGCTATTTATGTTTGATACATCCCAATTACCCACAGATCCGTTTGCGTTAACAAGTCTATGGTTTCTTTGAAAACAATAACCTATTTGTCCATTATTACTAATAGTTGGCGTATCATATGCTGTTATATCTAAATTAGCACATAATCTCCAACCAAGATACATTGTAGGGTGAACAACATCATCTCCAAAATGTGTTATATTTATAAAGTTTAATCCATAACCACTACTATTTATTTTTGGACCAAAAGTACCTCCAACTTTTACATTATATATACCTTTTATTGAATATGTATGATCATTATTTCCATTAAGTAAAGTTTGCTCACCACTACCGTCCCCCCAATCTATAGTAGCTCCAGAAACTACACCTTGCGCTATAAATCTACACGTTAAACCTCCTGTTTCATATAAGCCAGGTTGTACTAAAACGTTCATTTTACTTGTATCTGCAACAGCAGCTTGTCTAGCCCCAAATGGAACTAGTTGACTAAAACCGTCAGAGTTTCCACTTATTATATTATTACTTGAATAAGGACCTTCTGATTTTAAAGCCGTAACTGGTATTGAAACACCAACTCCAGAAACACTGCTACCATTAGGCGAATCACCTTTTAAAGCTTCCCAAGAAAAATTATTTGACGGGTAAAACGCTTCATTTATAACATCATAGTATTGTAAAGCATTGTTAAGTAGTTCAGCATCCTTACCTAAATCTGCTAAAAATATTAAATTGTTAAAGTTACGTATATTAGGTTGAACACCGCCATTATATAAGTCTGAAATACTAACATTAGAAGCGTCAAACATAGCGAGTTGTGATAATTTACCTTCATAAAAACGTTGTGTTCCACCTGCGTAAGAACCTATATAACTAATCAGTCCAGCACTTGGAAAAGCGCTTCCAGTGTTCTCATAAGTTTGTAATCCATCTATATAGCACCTGTGTGTTGTGCCACCTTCGCATTGTATTGCAACATGATGCCATTGATTATCTCCTAAGTTTGCACTACCTTGAACATCTACCCATGAGCCATTGTAAAATCTTAACGCTCCATTCAGAAATGTATTGGAGTATTGAAAAAATCCACCACCGCCTGTTACATTCCTTAAACCACCTATATTAGATGACTTCATCCAGTAAGATACAACCCAATCATCTTCAACTACCACATGAGCTGAATTATTCATTGTTGTTTTCCACTTTAAATAACTAGTAACATCTACATTATCATTTACGCCATCAAATTCTGTACATAAGAAATTACTACTACCTACATTTGACCCAACCATATTAGGAACTAAAAAGCTAGATCCATTATAAATTAGTTCATCGCTTAGTGGATAATACGCGACTGGAGGCGTAGTTAAAGAGAGTGGATCACCAACGCCATTTGCAGCGTCACCATAAAGTTTTGAAATATCACTAGGACTTAAAGCATAATTAAATAAACAAAATTGACTTAACTTACCATCCCAATGCTTAGTGCCATTAGTATCTACACCTATTTTCCAAGGAACTGTTTGAGTCATTATTGAACCTGTGGCTGGATCAGTAGCTGGAGTACCGTTGTTATGATAAAACTTAATTGTTGATCCATCGTAAGTTACAACTATATTATTCCAAGTGTTAATAGTAGTTGAAGTTCCCCAAGTAACATCATAAGAATTAGTTCCATTATTCATTATAAATCTCCAACCATTTGGATCATCCCAATATAATAACATTTGTGTGACTCCATCACTCCAAGCTCCTAATATAGCTCTATCACCCGATAGCGTGTTTGCATTATACCATACAGATATAGAAAAGCTTGCAAGTCCACTCAGTATATTCTCTGATATCTCAATATAGTTATTAGAACTAGCGTCAAAGTCTAAACTATAGTTTGCTTTGTTAGTTTTGTTAGCATTATTTGGTACCAACCAGTTTGGATTTCTAAATACTGTTCCCATAATTAATCTCCCATTCTGTACCACGCAATAGGCGGCGCGCTTAAAGTTGATAAATCTGCGGTTTTTGTAGGATCATCATTGGTAATATTATATATGGCTTCAATATCTGAAGCAGATAAATTATAATCAAATATAGCTACTTCGTCTATAAATCCTTCAAAAAACTCTGAAGTGTTGAAAGCTCCTATTCTAAATGTAGAATATGTATAAGGCATTTTAATAAAAGGAACGTTAGTTGGTGTTCCTGAAAATGCTGTCCAAGTCTGAGCAACACCATTTATATAAGCATAGGTATCAGTAGTAGTTATGTCATGAGTAAACACAACGTGATTCCAACCTGTACCTAATAAGTTTATATTTTGAGTTGTATATGTTGAAGGATTAGCACCAGTGTTGTCGTTTCCTTGCAGTTGAAGCCATTGTCTTGTTGTGTCTCCTCTAGGAGTTATGTGACCTATTGTATAATTAGCAGTGTTGTTATTAGGTTTAGCTGGAAAAACTTGTTGTCTAACCCAAGGATTACTAGATTGATTATCAATTTTAATCCAAAAGCTTGTTGAAAAATTAGTTCCAGACACAGACACATTTCCTGTATCAAAGTATTCATCAACACCATTGAATTGCATTGAGAAATTGTTAGCTATAGATCCTAAGCCACTTCCACCTCCACCTCCAGATTTTCCAGGTCTTGAAACTCCAGGTAGATTAGCTAAATTGGGGATCGGCATCCCCATGCCAATAAACATATCTTAATATAATGCTAATATAGTACCATCTCCTACTTCGCCACCAGCGTAAGGATCTCCATCAGTTTTACCTACTTTATATATTTTAGTTACTAATATAGGTAAAAAAGATCCTGCTGTACAACCTTTAAAAGTAATTGCATCTGCTAAAGCCGTGTCGCTAGGTTGTCCCTCCATTACTACAGTAATATCACAAGCAATACCTACGTATATACAAGCACCTCTTTTTAGCACTGACATTGTGTCGCCAGCGGTTGGGGCTGCTGTCGTAAACAAAGCTTGACCAGTTGGAGTTGCTCCTGTTACATTAGCGTCTAATATTTTTGTAACATTATGCGCAAACACTCTAGGTTGAGCAGCTTCATTGCCTTCTAAACCGGCTATATCTACTTTTGTTAAATCTGCCATTTTTTATTTTTTAATTTTTGTTATTTTTTCTGCGCCTCTAGATCCAAAGTACGCTACATAAACTGTAATAAGTAAAGCTTCTAATAGAGAAACCCAACCTGTTTTTATTTCTAATAGTACAGTTGAATCTAATACTATAAATAGTACAGTTGAATCTAATACTATAAATATTGTCATGGCTAGAGTAAGATATATTAGTGTCATGGGTCTAGTGTTCTTACTCAACCATGAATCACTTTTCATATCACTAGCCCATCTTTCTGAGATGTTATTCATCTCCGCTATATCTTGATCTAAAAGTTTAAGTGCCATTTCCTTATCTTCAGGACCAATTTTACTATCACCCGATATAAGGTTTTTTACTATACCTAAACCACCTTGATCAGGTAGAAATTCACCTACAGTATCTAAAATAGCAGGAGCTTTTTCTTTTAAAAAAACTCCTACTTTTGTATCTTTAAACTTTTTCTTTTTCTTTTTTTCCATTAAAAGCTAGCTTTAATTGTAAACTTTTTCTTTTTCTTTTTTTCCATTAAAAGCTAGCTTTAATTGTTCTTGATTTAGGTTTTTTATTAATACTCAAATCATTAAAGAAATCTTTAATCGGTGTGTTCCTACTTCGCTCTCTATTGCTTTTTCTAGTTTTTTTAGCTCTTTCTTTTTTTACCTGGTTACGTGACTTATTAATATCTCTTTGATACATTTTCTCTTCAAACCATTGTTTAGGAGCAAATTTTCCACGTTCAATTTGTCTATCTCTTTTTTTACTAGCTTTTATCTCCATCTTTCTTTTTCTTTCAGCACCTCTTAATGCTTTCTTAGATTGATCACCTATAGGAGCTATACAAGCTGTTGGGTCTTCACTGCAAGTTTTACTTAGTCCATCATCTTTTATTTTAGGATGTTCTACAGTGTCTCTTTTCTTTTTCTTTTTTGTTTCGCTAGTAGTATACGTATATGATTCTGTAGGCTCTTCACTCGGTGGTAAGTAATCATCCGGTGGTGGTGCCATTTTAATATCTATATCCTCATCCATTAACTCCATAGGCATAGAATCATGATAATCTAGTTTTTTATAAGTAAAGCTACTCAAAGCTTCTCTTTGTGCTTTTCTATCTCTAGCTGCTTGTTTTTGTTCTTCACTCATATTAGCCCATCTAGCATTAGCCGCTTCTTTTTCTTCCGGCGTCAACTTTTTGTCTTCCCCTTTTGAGCTTTTAGTTATAGTTACTGTACCTGCTTTTTCATCTACAGTTTTAGTTACTTTAACTTTATCTCCTTTTACAGGATCTCCTGGGCCACCTTCCATTTTACTAGCTTTAAATGCCTCATCCAACCTAGCAGGTGAAAATGGATTTTTGTTTTTATGAAACTTGGAATAACTCATCGTCTTCCTCCTTTAGCCATTTGCTGGTTTAGTTCTTCCACATGAGGAGTTTTCTTGTTGTAAAGAATTTCATTAGCAATTTTAGGATCGTCCAATCCTTGTTTCTTTAGTTTTTTTAAAGCTTTATTAGTGTCTCTACCTCCTACAAGATTTCCTTTAGGTTTTATAAACTTGCTCATAAAAGCTCTTAATTTGTCTCCTGGTCCATTCATAACTTAAAATTTATTAGGTACTTTTCTATCCATTTTAACTTTCTTTTTAAAAGGATTTTTTAAACTGAAACCAATGCTTCCTAAACCTTTTTTAGTTTCTAAGAATCCTTCTCCTTTTTTTCCTTCAGGTAGTTTAAAATCTTCTTCAAATGGCCCACCAGTTTTGTAACAAGGAGATTTCTTTCCTTTTTTATATAAAGGAGTAGATTCAGTTTTCATTTGAGCAGGGTATCCATACATAGTCGCTACGGGCTCTTCTTTAATTACAGCCTCAACATTTTCTTCTGGCAAAGGTTTTATTGCAGGTGGATCTGAATATTCTAATCTTTTATACTCAAAACCTGTATCTTTTTTTGTTTTTTTCTTTTTTTTAGGATCTGCCATTATATTTCTTTTTAATCTTTTCTTGTACTTGTTTATTATTAGCTTCTTTTTCTTGGGCGAGAGCTGGGTTTCCGTCTGCTATAGGACTTCTTTTTGTTATAATAGTTTTAGCACTATTTTTAGGTGAAAAATACATACTCTCATTATCGTACGCAAAATTCCCAGTGTCTTTACTGTCATGACGAAATTGATCTATATGTACCATTTCATGATCTATTACCTCTTGCATTTGCGCAGGGTTAGTTAAATCCTTATGAAGTCTTATAGTTCCAGCATCATTAGCAACGCCTAAAATACCATCTTGATCCAGTGTTCTATATATAGGTGTTTGGTTTAAATTATAAAACGGTTCAAGTTTAAAACCCATTATTCAGATTTAAAAGCTAAAAACAATTCTCTTAATCCATAACCAAAAGCTACACCAGCATACATTGGGTGAGACTCTAATAATAGTATTGCACCTATAATAGCAGATACTATACACTTAGTTAAAGGGTGATTTATATATTCTTTTACTTTTTCCATGATTTTATTTTTTATAAGGAAACCAATCCTTGGTTAATTCGTTATATCTTTGCTTGCGCCTGTCGCAGCCACAGCCACCTGGTATCATGTTTGATAATTTTTTTATACCCGTGGCTTTCGTGAATCTTTCTATAGTATCACCTAGTCCTTTATCTTTTCGCATGTTACAGATGTTTATATTCTTCAGTTGCGTCAAATGATGGACATGCTTTATTAGCAAAGTCTCTACCATCTGCTTCTACGCCTCCGCAATAACAAATACCAATACTGTTTCTATTCTGACCCTTTGAGTGAGCCCCGATTTTAGCTATATCTCTACCTTTGTGTATTTCTCCATATAAATCAATATAGAAATGATAGCCTATGTCGCTCCATCCTCTACCATCAACGTGCCAACTACGTATTGTATCTACAGTATAGTTTTCACCTTCTCTAGTAGCAGAGCAATGTACAATAATTTTATTTATTGTTCTCATCGTTCTTTCTTTTCATGTCCCACCACTTGTTAAGTGTGTAACCTATAGTGACTAAAAGCAGAGTAATTTTAAGCACAGGTTCTAACCAATCAAAACTAGCAATTGTAAAAGAAGTTATATTAAAACAATATAACTTTAGATCATCGATACCCATTAGTTCTGAGCATTAAGACAGGCGTTGCCTTTGTAATCACAATTGCTTATTCCACCTAACGTAGGTGTTATAGTACTATTATTAGACTTCATTACTCTTGTTCCTACAATAGGTTTTCCTGTATGTCTTACTTTACCT